TCGGTGGGAGCGTCACGGAACGTGGAGGTCACAGCCCCGATCGTTATCGTGTCTGCGTCGGTGCCTGCTGTCACCGCACCGAGTGTCCCTGAGCCGTCCATGGTGTTTCCGACACTATCAAAGGTTTCGGTGAACACGATTGCGTCACCGGCTGCCCCTGCGGTTCTGGCCGTCATCACCCCGTTGTCGTCATCTCCACCACCTGTGAACGCTGTCGCTTCAACAGTCGGGTGCTGCGTTGTCCCTGCAAAGTATTCGACACCGCCAGTCCCTGATGCGTTGATGGCTGCAACGATATTGACCTTCGTTGCCGCCTCGTCCGCACCCATGTCGATATCGAACGCCTGTTCGGGTTCGAGCATGAGCCGGTACACTTGGGTGTCGAGCGTGAACGTGTCCGGGACAACACCGAGCGTTTCGGTACCCAATGTTGCGGCATCAAAGATGTTGTCAACATGGGCGAAAGTTTCGAGCGTGTCGATGGCGTTGCCGCCTGTACCCAAGACGTAGTACGTCAAGGTGCAGTCGTCCACATCAAAGTCACTTGCTGCCACGGTGGGATGGACGTAGGTGCCGGGGTAGTACTGGGTCGGATCCACGCCACCGGTTTCGTTGATGGCCGCAACAATGTTCAACTTCGATGCCGCCTCACCCGCACCGATAAGTATGTCGTATGGCTGTTCGGGGATCTCCATCAGGCGGTACACCTGAGTGTCGAGGGTGAACGTGTCCGGTTCCACACCAGTCACTTCGGTCCCGAAGGTCACAGCATCGATTATGTTGTTGTCGCTGTCGAAGGTTTCGGTGGACACGAGGGCATTGCCGTCCGTCCCGTAGGCCTTGGCCGTGATGACACAATCATCAGACGCAAACGCTATTGCACTTGCCGAAGGATGTTCGACCGTGCCAAAGGCATAGTCGGTTCCGGGCTGGCCCGTGTCGTTGATTGCGGCAACGATGTTCAACTTCGTCTGGGCCTCGGAGCCACCGATTGCAATGTCGTAAGGCGAACCCAACGTGTCCACCAAGGTGTACTCGGTGGTGTCGAGAAGGAACGTGTCACCGTCCGTCACCTCTTCGGTGATCGTCATGAGACATGCAGCCTTGACACCGGGAGACACCGGTTCGTCAATGGACAACAGGCCTTCGGCGTAAGCGCCACCGGTCACCGGTTCCTCAATGATGAGTGTGCCGGCTGCAGCAATGTCGTCTGACGGTTTGACATCCATCGTCAACGTACCGGCAGCTTTCACAGCCACAACGGGAGCGTCGAACGCAAGGGGCTCCGATGGACCTTCACCGTCGTAGGACAGGGTGAAAGTACCCGTATCGTGGTCGGTGACTATCGACTGGATCTCGCCAACCGGCACAGGCAGGATCGCCCACGCAAGTCGGAAGTACGGTGCCTTCACCGTGAACTGTTTCGACACGGTAGGGGTGGCTTCCCCGATCTCTGTGAACGAGTCGGCTGACTGGGCATCGCCCCAGTTCACATTGTCAGGCGACCATTCGACAGAGAAATTGATCGTCGGGGTTGTGCCTGCTTCGGCAGAGACATCGATCGAGATTCCGATCTCTTTCATCGGTCTGCCACGATGGTCGATGGTGGTGAATCCGGGGGATGCCCCGTCGGTGCTCTCGGAACCTGAAACGTGTAGTACGGCGATTTCTGGCATTGGCTTCCTTTCGGTCCCCACAACCATAGCCCCCGACACATCAAGAATGGTGTCTCCGTGGTACAGTCCGAACCATGAACACATCTCCCGAAGAGATCACCCAAGCTATCGTGTGGACGATCATGAGCCTCATCTGGCTCACGTTCATGGCTTTCTACATCCATCAATGGCTCTTCTGGGAGTGACCCCCACATGAGTTTCGTTCGCAAATGCGACAACTGCGACAAGGAACTTGGGCGCAACAAACGCTCCGACGCCAAATACTGTGACAACAAATGCAAACGCACGGCACAGAAGCGGCGCATCCGTCACCGACAGGCACTCGAGAAAGCAACCGACAGGGGTGACGTTCTCGAAACGGTGAATGCTTCCTCGAGGGCCGGAATCAAAACTGCGCTCCGCACTGCGGGTTGGGACACCGAACTGTTGGCAGGTCAAGACCGAAGACGCTTTCTCAGATGCCCGTTCCGACTGGGCGATGGACCCGAAACTCCGCACTTGGCTCATGCTCGACATCCCTGAACCTCCTCGTTTCGGTGACGGGCGTGAGCCTTGGGCGGACAAAGAGGTATGGGAATGGTGCTTCGTGGCAGCCCACCTCTTCATTGAATGGGAGGCAGAGTTCTTCCAAGTGAGGGGAAGGCCGTACTACCGCAACGAGTTCCATGTCGAATGGATCATCGAGATCCTGTACGCCATCTTCACCGGTGGGTACCTCCAGATCATGTCGCCGCCCCGCCACGGCAAATCTGAACTCCTTGTCCACTTCTGCATGTGGCTGCTCTCCCGTGACCCGAACTTCCAGATCATATGGATCGGGGGTGCGGAGAAGATCGCACAGAAGATGGTCAACATGGCAAAACGCAACCTGGAGCACAACCGCCACCTCGTTGAGATGTCCCTGCCTCCCGGTGTTACTTGGGCACCACGCAACAAGGGTGCCGGTGCCACATGGGGCAACGGGCAGTTCATCGTGTCGAACCGCACGGCGTTGGAACTCAAATCGGATTCGATGATGGCCTACGGTCGGGAAGGCACCATCCTGTCCATCGACGCAGACCTCATCATCTGTGACGACATCGAGTCCCACAAATCCACGAAACAGGCAGGGAACAGACGTTCGACCAAATCGTGGTTCAACAACGACCTCGACTCCCGCAAGGAGGAACACACCGCCATGGTCGTCATTGGATCACGCCAGCACCCAGACGACGTGTACGGGTTCAACATGGATTCCCCCGACTGGCGGTACGTCGTGAACTCTGCCCACTCACTCGACTGCAAACTCGATCCCGAAGACCTCGACATCCATACCGACTGTGTGCTCTTCCCCGAACTCCGGTCGTATCGTTGGCTGATGACCAAGAGGCGGCGCTCGGACCTCGATGAAGAAGCAGGCGCACCCTATGAGATGATCTACCTCAACGATCCCCTTGCCGACGGGTTCTCCATCTTCACCGCTGAGGAGATTGGAAAGTCATACAACCAGTCACGGATACTCGGTACCGATGGCATACCACCCAAAGGTCGCCGCATGATTGCAGGACTCGACCCGTCAGCCACCGGCTACCAGGCCGGGTTCTGTTGGGCCGTGACCCCGTACCAGACCTTGACGACGGACTATGCACCCGAATTGCAGGACTTCTCGATGAAGAGGTGGATGGTTGATCTGGACAACCATCTCGGTGGTGGCATCGAGAACGCCCTTGAACTCTTCGAGATGTGGCTCAAGCTGTACGACGTGAAACATTGGGTGATAGAGGACAATGGGTTCCAAGCCCTCTACCTCGATGACCCGAGGGTGAAAGTGTTCTCGAAACGCCACGACGTGTATTTCGAGTCCCACAAGACCTATGGCAACAAGAACGATCCGCTGTACGGTGTGGGTGCAATGACCCGCCTGTTCCGTGACGAACTGATCGACCTCCCCATGGGCGACTCCCGTTCAAGGGAGAAGGTCGGGATCTACCGTCGTCAGCTCCTCAACTTCTCAGAGGCCGATGGGCGCAACTCGAAACTCAAAACCGATGTGCACATGTCTTCGTGGTTCCCGCAAAAGACCATCAGACGGTGGGAGAAGGAAGCTATTGTTGCCAATGTACACACGGAATCAACCAACATGCCGTATCCGCAATCCTATGCTGGTCTCCAAGGATTCTCGGGTTTACAGAAAGCACCGTGGTAAATGAACAACGACACCGTTCTGGAACGCACACGGCAGATCATCAAGGACAACGACGAAACCTTCCGTGACCGTTGGCGCATCCGTGCCATCATGAACGGCGGGGCCGAAGGCATGTGGTCGATCCTTGCATGGGATCAGGGCCGGGGGGCAACAACACCCGACCAGTTGGCTGCAACCCTTGGCTTCGACCTTCCCACTGTCAACCTCGTGGCATCGGGCCTTGAACGGGCAGCGCAACAGATCGGTCGGGAACCAACGTTGAAGGCCCCTGTCATCGATGACGATGCCGCCCAGCTCAAACAGGACGACAAGATCGCCATCGTCAACACTTGGGACGAAGCAAACAAGATGGAGATGCAGTACCCCCAGGTCGGTCGCTGGCTCCCCGGCTATGCCTACGTGTTCTGGAACCTGCGAATAGGTGACCACTACGACATCGGTGAATACCCACAGGCCCGCCTCCGCAACTCATACGATGTGCTTCCCGGCTGGTTCGGTCCCGATCAGGAACCGACCGAAGTGGTCGTGCGGCGCATGATCCCGTTCAACCGGCTCTGTGACCAGTTCCCCCACATCGAATGGACATCCATCGAAGCCGAGTTGAAGGCAAAGGGCAACGTCCCTGCCCAGATCGGCCAGATGGTCGGTGCCACCTCCCGACAGTGGGAAGGCCCGAACACCGGGGTACAGGTCTGTGAATACCACTGTGGCGACGGCATGTATCTCAACCTGCCCGAAATCACGGAACAGTCCGTCATCTTGGCCTACGTCCCGAACCTGTTGACATCAGGCCCGTCGTTCGTCTTTGCGAAACGGTTCTCCTTCGACCGGCTACAGAACCAGTATGTCCACATCTACGGCCTCATGGGACAGATGGCGAAGTTCAACATCTTGGGGATGATCGCAGCTGAGGACTCGACCTTCCGACCCACCAACATCATCGGTGAACTCGAATCCGGCAAATACGACCTCGGGCGGGGTGCCATCAACATGTTCCGTGAAGGGACACGTATCGAACGACCCACCTCCGAGATGCCCCAACACATGATGCAACAGGTTGCACAGCTCGAACGCCAGATCCGCATCGGTGCCAACTACAACGTGCAGGAGGACGGCGAAGCGGCTTCGGGTTGGACAACGGGGAAAGGTGCAGCAGAACTCAAAGGTGCCGCAAACAACAACATCCGTGAATATCACGGTGTCATGTCCAATGCGTTACGTGAACTCGATGTGCGCCGCCTTGAGATGGCTGAGGTGTACTGGGCCGGCAAGAAGAAGAAGTACTACACCGTGGGTGGCAAACCCCGCACCTATGATCCGAAGACCCGTATTGCAGGCGACTACCGGACAAGGCGTGTCTATGGGGCCATGGCGACATGGGACGATCAGGCCAAGGTCATCATCGGGTTGCAACTCAAGACAGGGGGAGTCCTTGACACCGAAACATTGCAGGAGAACATCGACGGCCTCAAGAACCTTGGCCTCGTCAACCAGCGGATCAAGAAGGAACGGGCATTCGAGACACTGTTCGCCCGCCTCGAGCAACGATCGGAGCAGGACCCGAAAGCGGACGCTGCCCTTGCCGAAATCGTGTCAAAACCCCAGGATGCCGTCGCCATTCTCCTCAAATACTTCACACCGCAGGAACCCGAAATGTCGCCAGAGGAACAGATGGCCATGGCCCAGATGATGGGACAGGGCGGGCCACAGGGCCCCGGCGGTCAGCCACCCCCGGTCGGCACCGTGATGTCGAGACTCATGGGTGGACAGGCCGAAGGCGGCGTACAACAGGTAGCACAACTCTAAGGAGCAACCATGGCAACCAAGATGCAGGACAAGCCCGCAGATCAGGTCGCAACGACCCGTAAGACAACCAAGAAACGGGCACAGGAATGGGGGCCATACGCCAAGTACCAGTTCGTTGTGACCCCAACGGGCGAGTTCGCTGTTGCGAAAGGACAGGTGCTCTCCTTCGGTGCCATCCGTGTACTCAACAAGGAAACAGGCCAGATGGAGAAAAAGCTGATCCCCGAGTACAGGGACGCCACCAAGACCGAGATGAAGAAAGCCGAAACCGAGTACGTCAATCTCATGGCTGCACTCGATGAGGATGAGGATGAGTAATGGCGAGGAACCGTGGAGGCCGAGGTGGGTACCAGAAACCTAGACGACCCGCTGCTGTATCAGGAGTCGGTAAAGGTTCAGCTCGAACAGATGGGGGACCTGGGGGGAAGCTACCCATTGCCTCCGATCAGGCCTACGGGCAGCG